TATCAATGCTCTTTACTGAAGATGAGATGAATACAATTAAAGAAGTGTTTGCAGATAACTCATACGATGATGCAAAACCTCCTGTAACAGAGTGGCAAGAATGGCTACCATAAAAGTATTCTCCCTTGGTGGATTAGATAAAAAATCAAATGATCTTACGAGAGCAACTGATAAAGCGTCTGATATGGTCAATATGGAGTATGATACTCAATCAACCATTAAAAAAAGAAATGGATTTGCTGAAGTTGTTATTGACGGTGGATCAGTAGCTAAATTTGATGATTTAATTTATTACAATTCTAAAGATGAATTTATTGGCTTTACAAATCATGCTAGGTCAATTCAAGTATTAAAAAGAAATGGAAGTGCATTTACTTCAAAAGAATTAATCTTTCCTTATCAGCAATATGGAAGTTTTACAGCTTCTTTGTATCCTATAGATGCAAATACATCAACAATGAATGTAACTAGTTTTATCAGTGGTAATATAGTTGTTGGAAGTAATATATCTGATTTGGCTGGATTCTATGCTAAAGACACCTATGTAATTGCTTTTGGGACTGGTACAGGTGGCACTGGAACTTATATAGTAAGTAATTCTCAAACTACACCGGGAACTACTACGTTTGTATCAAGATTTGCAATGTCTAATATATCAATTTCATATTGCGAAAATCAAAATAATTTATATTTTACAAATACTGATTATCTATCGTTTGTAATGAAATATGATGGATCTGATTTATATAGATCTGGGCTTCCTACTCCTAGGTTGGGCGACGCATCTAAAATAGATAAATACCCAACATTGTCAAATGAAGGAGCAGGATATACTAGGATATTTTATTCTCAAAAAGATATTAATGGAAACATTACATATTCACCATACAAAGAGTATTCTTATCAATCCAGAGGTGGTCCTGCTAGTTTTATATTTAATACATTTAAAAACGATTCTAATTGTTTAGAAAATGGATTCTTGGATAAGTATTGTTATGTTGCAAAAGCTGGACATACAAATATAACATCTTCAGCAAGAACTTTAACTTGCAACAAGCACAACTATGTTATTGGTGATAAATTTTTAATTGACACTGAAAACGTATTATTGTCTATTTCTCCTGTTGGAAAAAGTTTTTTGGTTTTGGATGTAGAAGCGGTTAATACAGCTGGAACTAATATAACTTTTACGGCAGCGTCTATTGGCGCATTTGTTATTGGCTTTGCAGATGGAAGTACATATTATTCATCTATTTATCCGGTAGATGTTAGAACAAAAATACATGTATATGTTTCTAATTTACAAGCAACAAACTATACATTATTTAATATATTAGTTGTAGACAATAGTGCAATAACTCAAAGTACATTTTCACAATATGTAGAAGGTGTTCTTTATACATCATTTGCAAGCTTATTCGATCAAAACCTTGAAGACCTATACGACTCTGCTTATTTAAAAGAAATGCCACCCATATGTAAATACATAGCATCATATGGAAATCAAATAGTTTATGCTTCAATTCAAGCATATTTTACGGTATCAACTAATTTATTAAATGCTCCAAACCAAAGAATTGAATTTGCAAATACTTCATTGATTACATACTCAGATATTTCTACTGGTGATGGTCCAGAGGGAACATCTGATTTTAACTTTACCAAAATAGGCGAAACTTGGGATGGCAATATAGCCGGAATAAGAAGGTGTAATGACTCATTGGTTATATTTAAAGATAGAGGAGTATTCTCTATTGATGGAACGCTTATTGATGGTCAATATTCATTAAGAAAGATAAACAGCAACTTTGTAGGCTGCACATCTCATAAGTCTATTTTAGATGCTGATGAGGGTGTTTATTTCCAAGGTCATAATGGTTTGTATTTTACTAATGGTGTAAACATAACAAAACTATCTTACGAAATAGACTCTGTATTTTTGTCGGGAACTTACCTTAATACAAGATCAGTAAGACTTAAAAAGAAGCAAAAATCATTCTTTTACGTTCCAGATATACTTTCTGGTACATATAAAATAGTAATTATAGATTATTATTATCAGCAGATATACATGTGGAACTCAGCAACTTTACCTAGCTCTGGGATTGTTGAAGATAAAAATGGAGATGTATATTTTTGTGATGGATCAAAACTTTATAAATTTAATGATACTTATACTGATAATGGTACAGCTATTACGTCTTTATATAGTACTACTTGGCACCATGCAGGAGAGCCGTCTTTAAATAAGAAATGGCTATCTTTAAGAACTTTTGGTTTAACCAATGATGCTTTTACAGCAACAATTACAACTGAAGGTGATTGGCAGGCAGGTACAGTTTTAACTACAAATTCATCAGTATATAGTGCAACTACTCAAACTGATTTCAAAATGCTTGATATGCAAACTAAAAAAGCTTTAAGAATTAACTTTAGTAATTCAACAAACAATGAGAATATGGTTCTTACTGGTTATGAATTAACTTACGAGATGTTCAATGTCGTCGATAAAAACTAATTTTGAAATGCCAAGAGGGGATGATCCCGTAAAGCAAGCTCAAAGGTTGAGTCAGGATTTATCTAGTAATTTCAAAGCTATTAACACTATGATTAACAGTTTGTCTTCTAATTCTTCTACTGGATCAACTACACCAGTAGCACCAACACATATTGACTTAGTTTTTTCATTTACATCTGGATCACCTTTATATCAATCAATAACATTGGCACATAATTTAGGTGTAATTCCAACTGGATGGTATATAATAGATGCTTATAGAACTGGTTTGGGAGTTTTTTCTGGATATAGTGTTCTTAGAACATCTTGGGACGCAACAAATTTAACATTGCAAAACATGGTAAACATGACCAATGTATTAACAGTTAGAGTTTTTATTTAAGGAGTAATATATGCCACAAACAGCAACAATTCCAGCAAGACCAGTAATAGGTCAACCTAATAGATATGGTGGGCTTAATACTCAATATGATATTAACGATTGGGAAAGGGATTTTGGGTCAATATCTGCTGGTCAGATTCAGGGTGGGGGTACACCATTTCAAGTAGGTGGAACTCCTGCGCAACAAGCTGGTGGAAAAGAAGGTCTTGACTTTGGTGAAAGATTATATGGTCAAGGTCTTAATGAGATTGGAGGAGAAGCTGCTGATTATGCTTCAAGGGTTAAAGGTCGCTTAGATACAGATTATGCCAAAGCTGATGTTTATAGACAAGGTGCTAACAGAAGACTAGCTCAAGGTGCTAATAAATTAGGAATGGCTGGTTCGTCTTTAGGTGGAGCGCAAGAGCAAAATTATAGACAATCTGGAATGGAAGCTGGGGCTATGAATCAAGATTATAAAGATAAAGCACTTGCTCTTTATGGTCGTAACATATCAGCAAAACAACAAGGTGTAGCTGGTCAGTATATGGCTGGTAAGGGCATCGGACAAGCTTCGGAACAGTCTACTATTCCAAATTATAGATCTTCTGGAACATTTGGATGTTTAGCATTAGTATCTATTGGTTTAATGAGTAAAGAAACTCATGCGTCAGAACTTTCATTTATTAACTTAAAATCTTATGAATATATTGGATATACTTTACTTATTAGTCCATTTATTCCATTAATTCTTAAAAATGGTAAATTTGCTAAATATTTTTCTATTTTAGCTCATAAATATGTATTAAACTTAACAGGTGAGAAAAAATCAATTACAGGAAGATTTATCAAAATAGTTGGTGGATCATTTTGTTCAATAGTAGGTAGATTATGTTAAAAGACTTAAAAAAGAAAAAACTTCTAGCGTCTCTTGCTAAAAAAGGACCGGGATTAACATCTCCCCCAGTTGAAGGAACTCCTTTAGAAGAGCAAGGAGAATCGCCTAAGTATAAAAAAGCTGAAGACGAAAAACATGAAAATCCTAAAAAGAAGAAAAAATAATGGCAACAATGAAAAGCGCAAAAGGAAGATACCCTTCGCAAGAGGATGACGATGTTCCTGATGACATAAAAGCAGCAGATGAATCTCTTGATTATTCAGATGATTCTAGCAGATTGCAATCTGAAAATGAATCAGTAGATAGCTCTGAACCAGCAGAGCCATTAGATATTGAAGCAGAGAATAATTCATTTGTAGAACCTGTTCAAAAACCATTTCCTGCTGAAAGAGAGGTAGTTAAGCCAAAACCAGAAGGTTTAGACAACGCTACTCTTGGCAGAGTAATAACTGGTGCTACACCTGCACTTATGGGTCTTTTAATGGGTGCTAGTCCTGCTATGGCAGAAAGCCAAATTAAAGAAGGTCAAGCATACTATTCAGCAGGAACTCCTAAGAAAACAGTATTAACTATGGGTCCTGATGGAAAACCAGTTTATACTGATATTAGGGATTCTATTGGAAAGCAAGCTTATACTAAGCCATTAAAAGCTGCCGCTGGTGGTGCTCCTAAAGTTCAAAACTATTTAGACGAAAATGGAGTAGAGAGAATTGGATCTTGGATTGGTGGAAAAGTTTATGATTCTAATGGAAAAGAAGTTATTAATCCTAGAACATCTAAAGGTTTAGAGATTAAAGAAATAAAAGATGAATATGGTAATGTTACATATAGGGGATTTGATCCATCGGGAAGATCTCAAAACCTATTAACAGCTGCAACTGGAAAGGGTGCACCTGTTGGTATTAGAGAAGACGATGTTGTTAGATTTGACGAAATAAAGAAAAATACAAATATAGAAAAAGCTCCATTAATAGAAAACCAAAACAACATAAAAGTAGCAATGAGCCTTCTTGATAGCGATCCTTCTAAAGCAATTGTACAGGCTGCTGGGGTTTTTAAAACAGCTAAGGTAGTAACAGCAGAAAAAATATCTGGTGATGAAAAAGAATATGTAACTGAAGCTCCTTCGATGTTTCAAAATTTTGCAGATAAACTTGCTACCAATATAACGGGTGAGCAAAAACAATATATCATCAGTCAAATGAAGGAAATATTAAGAAGAGTTGGCAAGGCTAACGACAGTGCGCTGAACTCAGTAGAAGATAGACACGTTGAATCATTTGCTTCTGGTGCAAAAGATAAAAATGAATACGAAAGAATGAGACAATACGCTAGCAAGCAACTGGTAACAAGAAGAGACAGTGTTCAAAGTAATCCAGATGAGGATTTAAAAACTAATCCTGCCCCATTAAATAAGATTGGAACTGGTAAATATTCATTGGAACAGTTAAGAGCATTTTCTCCAGCACAAAGAAAAAAAATAGCAGATGATATTATAGCTTCAAGAAAAAGGAAATAATAATGACAGCAGAAGAGCTTTTTGCCTTACAAAATGAACAATCTGACAATGTTTCTGCTGAAGATATTATTAAACTTCAAGATCAAAAAGAACCTACTTTAGAAGAAAAATATGTAACTCCTGTAATTAATGCATTAGCTCCAATTGGTAGTGCAGTTAAGCCATTGCTTGACATAGCCGGAAAAGCTGGTGCTGTTGTAGGAAGAGGAATAAATCAAGCATATAATGAACCTGATTTAATAAGTAAACCCGGTGCATTTCTTGGTGGGGCAAAAGAAGAGATGATGCATACTAGTATTACACCAGAATCATCAATGACCAATATAGCTATGAAGTACCCAGAAATGCACAGACCATTTTTTCAACAAGAAATGGAAGTATTTAAAAATAGTCCATTTGCACAACAATTGGCTCAGCAGTTTCCAAATATCAGCAATCAATTGAAAAATGTTCAATATGGACACGTAATGGGTGGAATGGCTGATGTTGCTCTTCAAGGTCTTGGGGCAAAGGGAGTAGCTACAGGAATAGGTGCGTTTGGGTCTGCACTAGAGGCAGGTGCGGAATCAAGAGCTTTAAAGAATATTGGTAGAATAATAGAATTAAGAACTTCTGCGCCTCAAGAGTATCAAAGATTAGTTGATTCTGGTCAAATAGAAGAAATGAAAAGATTAGCATATAGAGACCCAATGTTATTAAATCAACCTAAAAAAGTATTGGATTACTTGCAGGGTGGTCTTGAGGATACAACAACCTCAAGAGGGGCTAAGGATGCAACAAGAAGATTTGGTGAAAAACTAAAAGCTGCTAGCTATGAACAAAAAAATTTAATAAATAGCATATCTTCTAACCCAGAACTTGATGCAAACGTTGACTTAAATCAAGTATCATCACAAGCAAAAGGATCTCTTGGTAAAAATTTTGGAAGAGAATCTGATTTTAGCTCTATTGAAATTCCGTCTGCTGAAAAGCAAATAAATAAATCATTAGATTTAAGAAGTGTAAAAGAAGGAGTTCTATCTGACATAAATCAAGGCAGAAGAGCTTCTGGTGTTTCATCTTTTCAGACTGAAAGTAAAATACCAAAAACTATTGGATCAACAGGTGGACCATCTACTGATAATATAGCTACTGGATTGAGTCCAGAAACAACCACTCAGTCAAATGTTCTTGCTGGTGGTTTGAATATAGAAACATCAAACAATAGCACTCCTAAACAATCTTTATCTGGTGGTGATAGTTACTTTTCAAGCAAAAAAGCAGCAGGAATAATAGATCAAGATCCAACTATAGGATATAAATATCATACAGCTCAAGAGTACATTGATGACATATATAAAAAAAACATAGTTTCATTATCAGAAGCTGAAGATATGAAAAGAAGAATGAACAAGCAAATAACTGATTTAGTTCAAGATAGATTAGCTGGTGGTGAATATAATAAAGCTATAGATGTTGGTATTTCTGAAGCTAAAAAAGCAATTCAAGTTCATATTGATGATATTATGAAAAAAACTTTAGGAGATGATAAGTTTCAAGAGTATCTTGCTAGAGAAAGAGATCTATCTAACTATCAAAACTTTCAAGATGTATTTAAAAATGCTAGAGCTAGAAATATTGATAATCTTGGTAAATTTATTCCAATGGGAAATGAACAAAGAGGTGTTCTTAGAACAGCACTAAATACTGGTCAAGATGTGTATCAAAGAAGTATGGCTAAGGTTAATATGAGTTTAGCTCAAAATAAGCCATTTTCAAGCGTTAATTATACACCAGAAAATATAGTTGTACCAAGCGCAACAGCTCAACTTATGATGAGAAAAGGATTTGTTGAAAATCTTGCTGATTTTGAAATACCAAGATCTGCTGATGAAATTATTAAGAATAAGCAATTGGTTTTAGCTAAAATAGCTCAAGCTACAAATGACCCTAGAGCGGTCGCAGTATTAGAAGATGTACTGAATAAACACCCAGATAAGCTAGGAAGTGCTTTGCCTGCTCTTATCGCCAATCCAGCTATGACTAATTTATTTAAAGTAAATAAATATCAATCATGGGTAAATGGTAGAATATTGGATCCCATGGAACAGCAAAAAGCTTATAAGGAAGTAACTGATAGAAAAATATCAAACACTGAAAAATCAATATTATGGGATGGATTAAACAGAGATGGCTCATTTCCTGAGTCATTTTAAACGGAGTATATATGGATATTAAAAAGATTTTATTAGATTGTATTGATTTAGAAAAATTAGCTGCTGAGCTGATTGATCTTGGACTAGAGCCAGCACTCAAAAAACTTGTTGCTGATTCATCTAATCTTATTGATGATGCAGTTGTAGCAATGGTCCTTCCACCGTTAAAATTAGAGCTTCATAAGTTTATTGCTTCTGAAGTAGCTAAACTAAAAGCTTGATATGATAAATAAAATCATATCTGGTGTGCTCGGTTGGTTTATAACTGCCATAGTGCTTCCGGGTATGTATTTTATTTATGATGTTTATAAACTTAGAAAAGAAAATAAAGAACTTAAACTTGCTATTGAGAACTTAAAAAATGCTAAAACCAAGCCAGAAATTGATGTTAGTATTGACAATCTTCCTTAGCTCTTGCAAACCAACTATTAAAATTCAAGTAAGATGTGTCAATGTGCTTTTAGATGAAAAGATTATAGAAGGAGTCTCTTATCACTCTGGATATTGTAGATGTCATTTATACGAATTTACCTCTGAGCATATAGGAAGAGTGGGCGAATCAATAGACTATGATTCAATGAAGTGTGACAAGCTAGTGGGCTTTGACCCTGATACATTTGGTACTATATATATGTGGTTAGAGTCAACTCGTCTATGGCTAAATCGTCAGAAATAACTAGCACAAAATAATAATCTGTATCATACTTAGTTGTACCACGACTTATTCAAGGAAGAATAACCAATGGCAGATTATAGTACAATACTGGTAATCAGCGACACTCAGGCACCGTTTCATCACCCTGACACTATCGCGTTCTTGTCTGAAATTAAGAAACAATTTAAACCGACCTTCATATTACACATTGGGGATCTTGGAGATTTTCATAGCCTCAATTTTCATGGTGTAAACCCAAATCTGCCGTCTGCTCATGATGAGCTAATTCAATTAAGAGCCTTTGTTAAGAATTTGGCAAAGCTCTTTCCTTGTGTAACCATTGTAGATAGCAATCATGATGCTCTGCCTAAACGTAAAGCTCACTCAGTTGGAATACCAGATGCTATGCTCAAGGATGAGCGTGGAATATTGCAAGCTCCTTTAACATGGAAGTTTTTATCGGAGCTTGTTATTAAGCTTCCGAACAAACTAAAACTAAAATTCAAGCACAACTTTGGATCTAACTTACTAATAGACTCTATGAAGCAAGGGATGTCTATTGTTTGTGGGCATCTTCACAGCAAGTCATCGGTCCAGTGGTGGCAGAATGATAATGGTATGAACTTTGCTATGCAAGTAGGATGTATGATTGATGATAATCATCCTGCATTTAATTATAATAAAGGTCAATCCGTTAGACCTGTAATCTCTACTGCTGTAATTAAGAATGGAATACCGATAATAATTCCTATGTATGTTAATTCTAAAAATGAATGGTTGGGGTATATTTAATGAAAATTCCAAAATTTCTATTGGTATTTGGAGAAAAGATCAAACTAAGAATTAAAGAACTCCCTTATGGGGTAGCTGCTCAGTATGATATAGATAGAAAAATAATAACAATAAGCCCTATACACGAGACTGACAATGGACTTTTACATAGCCTACTGCATGAAGCAGGACACGCACTGTTTTATAGAGTTTCCATTAATCAAGCTGTCTCATATGAGACGCATGAGTTCATCGTTAATAATTATGCGACTATGTTGCTCGAAAACTTCGACATCAAGCCAAAATTAAAGAAATGACGTTTTTGTTAGCTTTATTCATAGCCAATGCCAAATGCACAGAAGTATATGTCTGTAATTGGCATGGTTATGAATATAGTTGTGACTTACTTAGCAAGGAAGAAGAAATAATGCCTGCTCTGCTTTTCGACGGGCAAGAAGACCTTTCGATACCCTCATTATCCCAAAAGGATTTCGATATTGACAATATAGTGCCATTGCTTCAGCCATTTTTTGACGATTACCCGTTCTAAGAGCAATACCAAAAGACCTATCAATTCCAAGCATACCTTCGCCAAGGTTATATATAAAGCTAGCTACAGCATCAAATTCATTTTGATTAAAGTTTATACCAACTCTTTTAATAGTCTGGTCTAAGCAAGCACATTTTTCTACTGCTTCAAACCTAAGCCACCTGTCAGCCTGTTCTTGCGTACAGGTGTCACCCTTTGACACTTTATCCCCATTTGGGTATTTAACTGTACCATACCCGATTGTCCATCGTTTAGCTTGACACTGATAGGCTTTTAGATACAGACCTTCGAATTGCTCTATTAGCTTTAATCCATTTTCACTGATTTGCATTAGGTCCTCACATATAAAGTTACGTTATTTTCATAATGGCAATCAGTAGTTTTATTACAAAGATCGCATCGTCTGTTGCCAGTTGATACAAATACCTTATCGCACATAAGACAAGTTCTTCTTATCTTCTTATCTAAACTAATAACCTTATGTCCTAAGTACACATAAGACTGTTTTCTATTATAAAAGTGCTTCTTACATAAAAGAGTATGATGGTCATACACTTCATTTCTACATTTAATACAACTCATAAATCACTCACTGTTATGTCGTAAATCTCAGATAGAATAAATGACATGGCATCACTATCCTTCGTTGCTTTACAGTTAATATAAATATCCCCTTCTGGATTAATAGTTAAATAATCCATTGCCATGTATTTCCTTCTCTTCTCAAGATAAGTAAGCTCCTTTGCTATTGGAAGGTCCTTAGCTTTCATTTTCTTTAGTTCTTCATATAGCTGAACAGTTGCTTCAATATCAGGTAATGCACTATGGGCATTGATTAAACTGATACCAAAGAACTTGCACAACTTAGCTAGTGAAAAACCTTCTGGTTTCTTCTTCTTATTCTTAAATAACTCTTTAGCTAGTTCCATAGTGCAAACATGGTTAAATCTAAATTTAGTGACAAAGTCACCATAATTAGCTGTACGACAAAATAGCTGGTATAGCTTCTCTTTATCAAACTTTGCATTATGAGCAACTATTGTAAAAACTTTTTCATGGGTGTCAATCCATTTAATGAAGCTATCAACAGTATCTTTGATCGGATAGTCTTTTAGACTACTGACATTGATACCATTAACTTCAAATGCCTTGGCATCCATAGTAGCCCCTATGTGAGGAGCTACATAAGACTGATAATGAGGTAAATATTCACCATCAATATAAGGAATAGCAGCAATCTCTACGACTGCTGCATTATCCCCAAATCCACTAGTTTCTACGTCAATAAATAAATAGCTAGACATTGATTTGGCTCACTCCGTTAAGTTTGTCGATCTTGTGTGCAATAGATTCCCATACTGGTATTAGTTCAACTAAAGACTCATTACTCATTGGAAATTGACCTTCTACTTGAAGTTCAAATGCCATTTTCATTAGTCCAAATGTTAATCCAGCCTCACGCTTCGTCATCTCCAGCGTCACTCCAACACTCTTTTCTGTAGTCACACATTTTGCAGTTAAAATTGGACTTGTGTCCGTACTTTCTACTAGGTCTTTCTTTTTCTTTGCCAATTTCTAATCCTCTGTTAATAGCCCAATTATGCTCAATTGGATCATAGTTAATATACTCTACATGTATCTCACAGTCGTTTTTACTGATGCCCATAAACAGACATTTCTCTAAGCCAAGTTCGCCCATATAGATCTGAACTTGAGTATAGTATTTAGGATCTGAATCCTTAACTCCTACTTTCTTAAAGGTATCAAATCTCTTTTGATTAAATGTCTTAAATTCAATTAGTGCAGGTCCATCTGGTAGCTCTATAACACCATCAATATGACCTGCAATAATATCTTTCTTGAATCCAAACTGTTCATTGTTCTCATCGTGTGTGTGAAGGACCAAGCCAGCATCTCTAATGTATTTAATCAATACATCTTCTAAATTATGACCTAAATGAAATATTCTATGAATCCTAGGATTAGCTATCTGCTTAGGGTGCTTATAAGAGTACCAAAGCTTTGCGTCGCATGGTTCGCCAAGACCAGAGGCTCCTAGGTAAGTGCGAGGCTTTGCAGCCTCAACACTTTTCATAATAGCTTTATCAATTAGATCTACAATATCCATTACTTTTTATCCCATGGATTCTTCTTTTTATCAGCTACAGGTAATGCAAGTTTATCCTGTACCTTTTTAATTGCTGATACATTTAAGCTATCAGCAAGTTTCCAAGGTCCTTTAGTTTGGTAATATACCTTATCATTGTATGGTCTTTGCTCAAGAACTACAGTAAATAACTTGTTAGTCTTGATTGATTCAATTGAAATATCATCTTGTACACCTAACAGTGAAGCAATTTGACTGATCTGCTCTCTTGCAATTCTCTGAGCTACTTCACTTGCGTTCTCTACGTTCCAAGATAGGAAGAAAGTTCTATTGGTAGCTGGGATTTTCATCTTAGCCGACCACTGTACTCCACCTGATTGTGTTGGTTTCTCTTCTAGTTCTGCAAATTGCACCTGATACTCTCCCGGTGCAATTGGTGCAAATTCTGTTGTTTGTTCTGATACTACTGGCTTAAATGAAAATGACATACTATTCTCCTAAAATTTTGTTAATTAATTCGCCGATATTGGCATCTTCGTAACTATCTAATTTACCCGATCTATCTTTTGCAAGTCTTGATTCTGAATTGTCAGTGATGAACTTTCTAATTGATTCTCCTTTGTCGTCTTTAAAGTTCTTCATGTGAATACAAATATCAAACCATGCTTTTAAGTCAGCTTTAATTGCAGAACCGGGAATATTAAACTCTTCAATCATCTCTACGCCATTCTTCGCTAAGTCATCCAGGCAAGTAAAGACTACTGAATATTCTGTTAAGTCTCTGAATGACTTAATAATCTTAGTAGACATTTCGTTATAAGTTCCATACATCTTTAATGTCATCTTAGGATCGGCGTATTTAGGATCTTCTTTAAGCTCAGTAAGAACAATCTCTAAGATCTCAGTTAATGAATCAATAAAGATATAGTCAAAGTCAGCCTTAGATCCAGCAAGGTAGCTGTAGACCTCTAATAGGTCATCTGAAGACTTAATTTCCTTTACTGCATAGTTTGTACCTTGTAGGCATAACAACCCAGCCTCAGCCGAAATTATCAGTGTACGATCCTCTGGTAAATAGCGACACTGAGATGTCTTACCGACCCCAGATTGTCCTGTTAAGAGTATTGCTACTCGACTTGATGCTACGTCTTTTGTGCTTTTAAATTTCACTTAATTCTCCTCTGTTATTTTTCTGTAAGATCCTATGTCATATTTGAAACAAAATATCCTAGTAGCAATATTTTTATCTATATCTATGTGTTTTTTGATTTTATTTAAATCATATACCCAAAATATATTGTGTGCCGTTCTGCCGACTATTCCTTTTACTGATCTTCCTAGTTCTTGGGCTTTTGAATTAGGATAAAACTCTACATAATCTCCAGTTTTTATATCTGATAAGTCTCTTGCTTCTTTTGCTAAGATTTCCATTTGTTTATTTAGTAACTCCAATTCATTCATTATGGCTTCTGTTCTTATTTTATTCACGCTTGTCTCCTTTTGTATTAAACCTAACGAAATCTCTAAAGGCAGCTCTTGCCGATACAGACTCCTTATTAATTAAATCTCTTTTATGTTTTGCTAATAGTCTATCTGCTTTTATTTTTTCTATCTTAATTTCATTTTTTAATTCATTAATAATCCCTATCTTTTCATCTAACATTTTTTTATAAGAATCATTAGTAAGTTTATATACTTTGTACTGATCATTCATAATGTTATGAATAGCCATATATAAATTGCTATTAAGTTTTAAACTATCTCTTAACAGATCTAAAGATGGAAAATTAGTCATTTCTCACCACCTTAAAGTTTGGCTTATTAGGACTAATTGTTATTGCTTCATCTACATAACTTTTCTGACTTGTTACCAAATTCTTATATTGAGTTTTATCAAATTCATATTTAATCTTAAATAGTTCTGGTCTGTCAGCCGCAAATTTCTGATCAACTTTAACTGAATCAATATGATTAATAGTGATTTTAAATTCACCAGCTTCAAATGTCTTTCCACCCTTAGGATTAAGATTGCCATTCTTCTCAGCCTCCAACCAAATTTCTGCTTCTATCTCATGAAGCTTCTCAGTTAAATGTTTAATACCTTCTTTTAAATCTAACCATGCACTATACTTATTCATAATTTTCTCCTTTTGTTTTTATATATTATGTGCTATCTTTTTATCTGTCAACATCTTTTTTAAAGGAAATTTTATGTCTATTCTCGAATACTTAAAAGAAACAAAACTAACTCTTCGTGCTTTAGGTGAAATGTGTAATATTCATTATTCTACAATTTACCGACTATCACTACCATCAAAACACAAGTCATCTAGGAACAAAATATCTCTTGATATAGCTCAAAAGATAGTCAAAGGAACTGATGGTGCAGTTACTTTGCAGGACTTACTTGAAAAGAAGTAGGTACTACTGTTATCTTATCCATCATATGAAACACTGAGGGATACTTTTTCTTTAAATTGATAAAAACCCAATTAACATGTAGTTTTTTGGTTTTTCTTACCCATTCCATTTTATAATAGTCCGCTTTCATCATGGCAAATAGATGCTCTTGTTGTTCTTCTTCACTCTCGAAATATTCAATCAATTTACCATCAGACGACTTTACTTCTCTTAATTTCTTAGGCTTAACCCAGCCGCACTCTGGACACTCTGTATGTTCTTCTGGATCAAAGATAAAAAAGCACTCTTCGCAAGTACAAACTTTATTATCCATTACCCTTGGTTTCTTTTTACTAGGCTTATCTAATGATATTTCTCTAATACGGTAGGGCAAAGAATGTCTGAAGACATTTCCTGCATTATCTAATATTATACAGTTTTGTTTTCCCGGACTAGATCTTAATCCTCTCCCTATTGCTTGTAAAAACCACAC